GGCGTGGACGAAGACGGCAACGTGTTCCGCGAGACGAACGGAACCGAGATTGAAGCCGTTGCCCTGCATGAGAGCGCGAAGCTGCACTACTTTTTCGAGGGCTGACCAATGCGAATAGCAGTCCTTAAGCGTGGTGGCCTTTCCGTTTACGGCGGCACCTACGACGCACAGGCCAACGTGGCCCGCACAGACACCGACCAGCAACAGACGGTCGAGATTGTCTTTCCCGAGACCATCACGGCGCTGGCCCTGACTGAAAAAGGCATCGACGCCGGTTCGGTCACGATCAGCAGCCCGAAGGCTACCTTCACTATTTCAGGGTCCGGCTCCCTGGAATGCATTGCGACGATGGGGTCCGAAAGGCCCAGGGTCGTCATAGAAGCCGAGACCAACAGGGCAGACGGATATGGGACGGCCTAGCGACTTCACGCCTGAGACGGCCAACGAGATTTGCACCCGCCTTTCCAAAGGTGAACCGCTCTCGGTCATTTGCGAGGACGATCACCTTCCCAGCTTCCAGACGGTTTATAATTGGGAAAAGGCGCGGCCTGAGTTTCTTGAGGCTTCCACGCGCGCAAGACAGATCGGCACACACTTCCTCGCCTACGACAGCCTCCGCATTGCGGATGACCCGACGCTTGACCCTGCCGACAAACGCATCCGCATCGATACGCGTCTCCGGCTGATCGGAAAATGGAACGCGCGCCAGTACGGCGACAAGATTGCGCACGTTGGCGGCGATGACGGGGATTCCCCGATCAAGCACAGCGTCGCGGTTGAGTTTGTCTAGGATACAGTTCCCGGAGGCGTTTCGCTTCTTGTTCGCTGACAAGGCAGATGACGGGTTGCCGGTTCGCTACCGGGCCGCACATGGCGGACGGGGTTCGGCCAAGTCGCACAGCTTCTGCTCGGCGGCTATTTTGAAGGCTGCGGCGACGCCCCTGCGGATTGGGGTCTATCGCGAGATACAGAAATCCATTCGGGACAGCGCCAAGCGCCTTCTGGACGACAAGATCGCTGAGAACGGCCTTAGCGGCTTCTACGAAAGCACAGACACGGAGATCAGGGGCAAGAACGGCTCGCTGTTCCTGTTCAACGGCCTTCGCACTAACCCCGACGCGATCAAGTCCACGGAGGGCTTGGACCTCGCTATTGTGATGGAGGCCAACAAGGTCGCCCAGCGCTCCTGGGACTTGCTGATTCCGACCGTTCGAAAGCCCGGTTCGGAGATATGGGCCGAGTGGAACCCTGACCAGCCGACTGACCCGGTTGACGTGATGTTTCGGAGCGAGGACGGCCCGCCGCCCGGCTCTATCGTTCGTCAGGTCAACTACATCGATAACCCGTTCTTCCCGGACGTGCTGAAGGCCGAGGCGGAATACGATCAGACCCGCGACCCCGAGCGATACGCGCACGTCTGGTTAGGGGACTACAGCCGCAACGGCGAGGCCCGCGTCTTCCGCAACTGGCGCGTTGAGGCGTTCGACACGCCGTCTGACGCGGTGTTCCGGTTCGGGGCCGATTGGGGCTTCTCGGTGGACCCTACAGTGCTGGTCCGCTGCTATCTGGACGGTCGGACCCTCTACGTTGACCAGTGCGCGTGGGAAGTCGGTTGCGAGATCGACAAGACCCCGGCCCTGTTCGACACGGTTGAAGGCTCCCGCAAGTGGACGATCACGGCGGACAGCGCGAGGCCCGAGACGGTCTCTTATATGCGGCGGCACGGCTTCCGCATCGTCCCCGCGATCAAAGGCCCCGGCTCGATTGAGGACGGGATTGAGTTCCTCAAATCGTTCGACATCGTCGTTCATCCGCGCTGCCAGCACGTCGCGGACGAGCTGACGCGGTTCTCGTTCAAGACCGACAGCCTGACGGGGGAAATCCTGCCGGTGCTGGAGGACAAGGACAACCACACCATTGACGCCCTGCGGTACGCCTTGGAGGCGTTGCGCCGGACCTGGAAGAAGACCGTTCCGCCGCCCGCTCCCATCCGGGACAGGTGGGACCGCAGACGAGAGGAAGGCCCGAATTGGAAAATAGCCTAGCCTCACAAGACGGCGGACGCCTCGCCAAAGTCATTGGCTATTTCGAGGAAGCCGAAGAGGCGACGCTTGACGCCCGCACCAAGTCGGAGCGGGACCGGGACTATTACGACGGCAAACAGTGGACCGCTGCCGAGATTGACGAACTGAAGAAGCGCGGCCAACCGGCTATCGCGTTCAACGTCATCAAGTCGCGGGTTGAGTTCCTGCTGGGTCTTGAGAAGCAGCAACGGCGCGACCCTAAAGCCTACTATCGCAACCAGCCCGATGAACCGGCTGCGGAGGCGTTTACGTCCGGCCTGCGTTATGCGGCGGAATCGGCGGACTTCCCGGTCAAGCGTTCGCGCGCTTGGAAGAATATGGTGGTCGAGGGTTACGGCGGCGTTGAGCTTTACGCCGAACCGGACGGCATCGACTACGCCCTGAAGATGAACCCCATCCCGTGGGACCGCATCGTCTTCGACCCGCACTCGTCCAATGAGGACTTCAGCGACGCCCGCTATCTCGGTCAAGTCCTTTGGATGGACCTTGAGGAGGCGGTCGAGAAGTACGGCGAGGAAGCCCGCGCGGTTCTGGAAACGACCTTGGCCGGTGCGCCGCGCGCTGGTGAGACGTTTGACGACAAGCCCAAGTGGACGGTGTGGGGCGACCCCAAGCGCAAGCGCGTTCGTGTCGTCAGCCTTTGGCACAAGGAAAATGGGCGCTGGTATCTGTGCGAGTTCACCCAATCGGGCGAGCTTTTCTATCAGGAAAGCCCGTACCAGGACCGGCAGGGCGTCAGCCTTTGCCCGATCATTCTGGAAAGCGCCCACGTTGACCGGGAGAACAACCGTTACGGCGAGGTCCGCCATCTGGTTGACCCGCAGGACGAGGTAAACAAGCGCCGTTCGAAGGCCCTGCACCAATCGGTAAGCCGTGGCGTGATTGCCGAGGCCGGTGCGGTCGAGGACATCGGCAAGACCCGCAAGGAACTGGCCCGCCCCGACTTCTACGTCGAGGTCATGCGCGACGCCCGCTTCGAGGTCGTGGACGGCATCCAGTTGGCGGCGGGCCAAGCGGCGCTGCTGAACGACGCAATGAACTATATCGGGCAGGCTGGCCCGAACAGCGCCCTTCTCGGCAAGGGTGTCGAAAGCCAATCGGGCCGCGCGATTGAAGCGCAGCAGTCCGGCGGCATGGTTGAAATGGGCGATCTGCTGGATGCGCTGCGTCGCTTCGACCAGCGGGTCTTCCAGATGCTCGCCTGCATGATGCAACAGTTCTGGACCGCAGAACGCTGGATTAGGGTCACGGATGACGAGCTATCGCCGCAGGCTGTTGGCCTCAACGTCCCGCAAGTCGATGAGTTTGGCTATCCGGTCGGGGCAGAAAATGCCGTTGCAGACATGGACGTGGACATCATCATAGCCGACGCCGAAAACGTCATCACGATGCAAAGCGAGACCTACGCCGCGTTCGTGCAGACGTTGCCGATGCTCGCACAGATGCCGCCGCAGTTCGCACAGATCGCGGTCAAGACCCATCCGGCGCTCACGTCGGCCCAAAAGCGCGAAATCCTGCAAGTGCTGGAGAGCATGGCGCAGCCGAACCCGGAAGCTCAAGCCGCGCAGGCCGAGCAACAGCAAATGGCGAAGGACGCCGCAGCGGCACAGATCGAGAAAGACCGCGCCGCAGCCTTCAAGAGCATGGCCCAGGGCGAGGAAATCGCCGGGCGGTCCATGGCTCCACAGTTCCCCGACATGGGGCAACCAATCGCCGCCTAAGCGGACGATCCGTCCGGGCCGGTAAGCCCGAGAGGTAGCGTCGGGAGACGCCACATATCGCATGACCGACAACGAAAACCCGACCGCTGAGGTCGAGACGGAGTCGGCTGGTATTGAAGCCATTTTGGCGGATGACCAGTCGGCTCCTGTGGAGGCACAAGCCCCCGCTCAAGAAGCCGTCCCGGAGGCCAAGCCGGAGGCGAAACCAGAGGCCGAACAGCCGTTCTGGTATCGCAAGCAGATCGAGAAGGAACGGAAGGAACGCCAGCGGCTTGAGCGTGAGCTTGAGCAGGCGCGACAGTCCGCTCCGCAGTACCAACTGCCGGACGCCCGGCAAGACCCCATCGGTCATTTCGAGACGATGCGGGTGATGGACAGACTGGAGCGGTCGGAAGACCGTTTCGTGGACAAGCACGGCGAGCAAGAGTTCGACGCGGTCAAGGAATGGCTGACAACCCGCCCCGACATCGAGGCATGGGCCATCCAACAGCGTCACCCTTGGGGGTCGGCCTTCCAGCAGTACCAGCGAGAGAAACTCTCGGCTGAGATCGGGGACGACCCGAACGCTTGGCGCGAAGCCGAGCGCAACCGCCTCCGGGCAGAAATCCAAGCTGAGTTTCAGGCGTCCGCGCCGATGGCCCAGCCCCGCATTCCCGCGCCCGCATCGGGTCAGCGGTCTGTCGCGCCGTCGCGCACAGGTCCGGCCTTTGCGGGTCCAACGCCGATTGGGGACATCCTCAAGCGGTAACCCACACGCCCGCGTCGGACGACGCCGGTATCTCATAGAAAGACACGAAAATGGCAGACACGGCCCCGGCTACCGGCCTTGTGGTTCAACAGTGGGAAGACAAGTTCTTCACCGAGTACCTGCAAGACCTCCCCATCCGCTCCATGATGGGTTCGGACGAGAATAGCGTCATCCAGGTCAAGGAAGACCTGACCAAGAAGCAGGGCGACTCCATCACCATCGCTCTGGTGAACCGCCTGACCAACGCCGCTGTCACCGGCACCTCGACGCTGGAAGGCTACGAGGAGGACATGGCGTCGCGTTCGATGCGTATCTACGTCAACAAGCGCCGCAACGCCGTCCGCATCGCTGAAATGAGCGAGCAGAAGTCGGCTATCTCTCTCCGTGAGGCCGCTCGCGCGACCCTCAAGGATTGGGCGATGGAAGACACCCGCGATCTGGTCATCACGGCCCTCGGCTCGATCAACGGTGACATTTCGTTCACCGCCTCGACTGAAGCCCAGCGTGACGCTTGGCTGGTGGACAACGTGGACCGCATCGTCTTCGGTGCTGTTGCGGCTCCCTCGGCCTCTGACTTCTCGTCGGCGGTTGGCGACCTCGACACCACGGCGGACAAGTTCAGCGCCACGGTGCTGGATGCGGCCATCCTGAAGGCCAAGACCGCCAGCCCGAAAATCCGTCCGGTTCGCGACGGTGGCAACGGCAAGCGTTATTACGTCGCGCTCGCCCACCCTGCCGCCTTCAAAGACCTGCGCGACAGCCTCGACACCGAAGTTCTGGCCGCCACCTCGGTCCAGATGGAGGGTTCCAAGCTCTTCGAGGGCGGCGACCTGATGTGGAACGGCTGCATCGTCAAGGAGTGCGACAACATCCCGGTTTACACGAACCTGGGTAACGGCGGGACCACTGAGGTCACCCCGGTCTATCTCCTCGGCGCTCAAGCCGTTGCGGTGGCCTATGCCAAGCGTTGGCGGTCGAAGACCGAAGACTTCGACTATGGCGACAAGTACGGCGTGGCCATCGACGGCATCTATGGCGTCCGCAAGGTTCTGTTCGGAACCGGCTCGGACGACACGGACGATCTGAAAGATCACGGCGTGGTCAGCATCTTCTGCGCCACCACGGCTGCCGGTAACACGGTCGGTATCGCGGCCTCGTAAGCGTAACGGGGGCGGGCCTTAACGGGTCCGCCCCTTTCGTTTTCCTCACACAT